AACCGCCATGGCTACTTACACAGTTACTAACAAGTACCTGATTGATAACTTTGCCGTACTGCAACTCCTGACCCCCAGCGAGATTGCAGTCGGCAGTTCAATCACGGTCGCTGGAGTAGACGCAACCTTTAATGGCTCGTATTCCGTTAGGGCGCTTCCCCAGTATTTGTTTCTTGGTATTGATACGCAGGGCGACCTGTTGTACGACTATCAGGTGCCGATTGCTGATCAGGTGCTTTACGCCAAGACCGCCGACGATGTCCAGCGTTCCGCCGCGTCTGGCACCGTTGCTAATGACCCTGTTTGCACGTGGGTATCTGCCGGTCAAGTTATGACTTACCTTGGCATCACCATTGCTAACCCGTCAGACGACTACACGTTGCTCACGCAATCGGTATCGGCTGGTAATCAGTTCTGTTATCGCAGGCGTCAGGAATCGGGCTATATCGACTCTCTAACGACCTCTCCTGGCGGTGACGCAACATTGGGCACTTTGATGTATTGCGCAGCTCTGTGGCGCTCTAGGGGCTCAATAGAGGCAACCTACGCCACGTTTGACGGCATGGGTTCGGCACCACAGCAAAGCCTGACCCCGATCGTCAAGCAGCTGCTCGGCATCCCACGTCCAGCGGTTGCCTAATGGCTTACACCGACCTATTCAACGAAGCGATTGACGATGTCACCGCAACGCTGACAGCTGTATCAGGATTGCGCGTCATAAACGACCCAACCAAACTTGTGCCAAATTGCGTGTACTTGGATGCACCCAACTTCACAACAATTGCTGGCAACGGCAACGTGGTGCGCCTCGAGTTTCCTGTCAAGGTGATCGGCTCGGGCCCAGCAGGTCTGCCGGTACTGCGTCAGATTCTTAACATTGTTGCAACCGTGCTTGGCTCAAAGATCATCGTTATGGGTGGCCGTCCGTCAAGCCTTGAAATCGGTGGCGCGTTGTATCCGTGCTATGACCTTGATTGCGCTATCCAAGCCCAGACTTCGTAATCCACAACTAAGCAACACAAATCATCTACTATCAGAACATAACCTAAGGAGCATTTATGGCCAGTAGCACTTACCTCTCGAACCCAGTCCTCACAATTAACAGCGTTGATTTGACCGACATGTGCAGCGCAGCGACATTGACCTATCTCGTTGAAGCGCTTGAAGACACCGCGTTCGGCACTAACTCACGCAGTTACACCGCTGGCCTTGTCAACAACGAAGTGACCTTGACGATGTACGCGTCGTTTGCAGCAACCGAAACTTACGCAACGTTGTTCCCATTAGTTGGCACTAAGACCAACATCACCTTGACCCCAGCGTCAGGTGCAGAGTCAGCAACTAACCCGAAGTTTATTTTGACTGGTTGCTACCTTGAGTCGTTGCCAGTTATTAACGCATCCCTTGGCGAGTTGTCAACCTATGACATTACGTTCATGGGTGGCGCGCTGACGCTCGACACGACCGCACCATAATCACGGCTCCAAGCCGACATAGGAGAAACATGAAGATCAAGTTGCAGTTAAAGCGCACGCCCGACAGCGCACCCGAGTATTACTACACCAACCTGTTTGTGGTGACCGAGTGGGAGAGACTCGAGCGCCGCAACATCCAGCAACTATCAACGCAACCGCTGTACAGCGATTACTGCTGTTGGATGCACACGATCTTGAAACTTAAAGGCGAACAGATTGGTGACAACTGGCGTGAATGGATTAGCAAAAACCCAGAGCTGGAGATCATTCCGGTATTGGACGAGACTGACCCAAACCCTACGGACGCGGCACCTACCGCCGCCAACTAGCAGAGGTTCTGGTCGCGGTCGGTTGGTGGCCTAGCGACATTGTGTTTGACGCTCGAGACATTGCAACGGTCATTAAAGTGCTTAACGACGCAAACAAAAAACGGAGATAACGTGGCGGAAGTATCGGCAAAGGTAGAGGTCGTAGGGCTTAAGGATGCTCTAAAGACCCTTAACAAGATTGACAAATCTTTACGCCGAGAAATTACCAAGGATTACAAGAAGATCGTCCAGCCTGTTATTGACGATGCAAACAAGCTTGTGCCTACTGGCGTCCCGTTGTCTGGTATGGCGCGCAATTGGCAGACCAAATCTGGGTTTCAGATTTTGCCGTGGATTCCTGGCATGAAACAAAAGATTGCTGCCAAGATCAATACTCGAGCGATTAAGGAATACGGCGGTAACACCACGAATGTGGGCACCTTTGCTATTCAATGGAAAGGCGCAACAGGCACCATGTTTGACACGTCTATGGCTGGCTCTCTTGGCCGTGCGCTAACTGCACGCTATGGCAGTCGTTCACGAGTAATGTGGAAAGCGTACGAGCAACGCCAAAGTGATGTCATGTCCGAGATGGAACAACTGGTTAAGCGCGTTATGGAAGAAGCGAACAGAGAGACCGCGTAATGGCAATCAATATCCCGATCATTTCAGAGTTTGACGGCAAAGGGATAAAGAAGGCTATTGCCCAATTTAAGCAACTGGAAACAACGTCAGAGAAAGCCCAGTTTGCAATTAAGAAGGCGGCGGTGCCGGCAGCTGCGGCGCTTGGTGGTTTGGCGTTGGCGCTTGGTGACGCAACCAAGGCCGCGATGGAAGATCAGCAGGAGCAGGCGGCGTTAGCGCTTACTTTGCAGAATGTGACTGGCGCAGGAGCCGCGCAAACTGCACAGATTGAAGATCAGATTAGCGCAATGAGTCGAGCGTCTGGCATTGCGGACACGGAGTATCGCAAGAGCCTTGAGGCTTTAGTACGCGGAACAAAAGACGTTGACCTTGCCATGAAGGACATGAATCTGGTCATGGACATCAGCACAGCGCTCCAGATGGACAGTTCCACCGTGGCCGACGCATTGGCAAAGGCATACCAGGGCAATTTTAAGGCGCTTCGATCATTGACTCCAGAGATGGCAACAATGATTAAAGAAGGCGCAAGCCTGAACGAAGTCATGGACGTGCTTGGCGGTACGTTCGGTGGAGCAACCGCAACCGCAGCAGACACCGCTGCAGGCAAAATGAAAATCTTGTCTAACTCCATTGGCGAAACCAAAGAGTCAATTGGTGCGGCGCTATTGCCAGTAGTTGAGGCCGTGCTTCCGATCTTGAACAAGTTTGCAATGTGGGCACAAGACAACCCGCAGGCGTTTGTGGCTATTGCTGGCGCTATCGGTTTAGTCGCAGCTGCAATCGTGGCAACAAACATTGCCATGGCACTCAACCCGTTTGCCCTAATCGCTGCAGGAGTAGCGCTACTGGTTGCCGCGCTCGTTGTTGCTTACAATAAGTTTGAGTGGTTTCGCACAGGCGTTAACGCAATCATCAATGGCATACTTGGCGCATTCGAGTCCGTGGTAAACGGTGCAATCATGATGGTCAACGGCATCATTCGCGCCTACAACGCCATTCCAATTGCGCCAGACATCAAGACCATTCAGCATGTCAATTTGCCGTCGCTTGGTGGCACAGCAACACAGGTCGCTAGTCGGATGAACTTGCCGCGCATGGCCGAGGGTGGCATTGTGTCAAGCCCTACTCTTGCGCTGATCGGCGAAGCAGGCCCAGAAGCCGTTGTGCCATTAGATCGCATGCAAACAGGCGGCGGAATAACAATTAACGTCACAGGCGGATTGGCTACAAGCGCCGAGATTGGCGAATCGGTCGTTAACGCTTTGCGCGCTTATTCGCGTAGCGCTGGACCATTGCAATTACAGGTGGCGTAATGCCAGGCACAGCCGTAGTCAATTCAGGCAATTATGACTTAAAGATTGCAACTGGTTTTCAGGTTGACGCGTTCGTGCTTGACGACGCGGTTAAAGGAGTTCTAGACAACACCGAATACGTGCTGGACGGTACGACCGAGTTTGCCGATGTAATGGATTCGGTAACAAACATCAATGTGCGTCGCGGTCGTCGTGACGTAGGCGATCAATTTAGCGCTGGCACCATGACATTTACTATTCAGGACGTGGACGGCATTTTTAACCCGTTTGACCAAAACAGCCCGTACTACGACACTCCGCAATCTAAGCCTGGGCTTGCCCCGTTGCGCGAAGTACGACTCATCCGTTACAGCAACACCAATGTGCCCGAATCATTGTTTAGCGGTTATGTCGTCAATTATGACTACAATTTTGCGCTTGGCGGTCTTGACACGGTTACCGTGTATTGCGCTGACCAGTTCTACCTGCTTGCGCAAACCTACCTAAACGAACTAAACCCCAGCGCCGAAACATCAGGCGAACGCATAGAAACAGTCCTAGACCTACCAGAAGTAGATTTCCCAATTGCATCGCGTGACATTGCCACAGGCACCGTCAACCTAGGTCACGACTCGGCTTACACCGTGCCGGCAGGAACAAACGTGCTGCAATACATTACGCAAATCAACGAAACAGCCGAGTTTGGCCGTGTGTTTATGTCGAGGGCTGGCGTGTTTACATTCCAAGACCGCATCGGCAACACAATTAGCGCGCCTGTAGCCGAGTTTAAGGACGATGGCACCGGGTACAAGTTTGATGGCGTGGGCATCAGTTTTGAGGCTGACTCTGTAATCAACAGATCAGTTGTAACAGGCTTGGACGGCGACAGTTACATCGCTACCGATGCAGGGTCTATTGCCACATACTTTATTCAAACCTCAAGCATTACAAACAGCCTGTTACATGACGCTGGTGAAATACAAGCTGCCGCTGAATACCTGTTAAACCCAGAACCCGAACCGCGTTACACGTCCGTGGCAACTAAATTTTTAATGCTGACCACACCGCAAAAAGACACGCTTGCAACTGTTGACATTGGCGACACAATCAGCGTTGAAAAGACGTTTGCTAGCGGTACCGGCACGACCCAATTGGCCCAAGAGTTATCGGTTGAGGGCATAGAGCATCGGCTGGATTTCAGTACAGGCCATAGCGTCCTGTACAGCACCGCACCGACCACGATCGTTTTTGAGTTGATATTGGATGACGCGCTATATGGCGTACTTGACGCCTTAAATGTCTTAGGATAGGAGCACTTATGGGAGCAAACGCACAAACATCAGTACCAGCATTTACCGCAGGCCAAGTACTAACTGCTGCACAGCAAACACAAATAAACACAGGCATCCCTGTTTTTGCAACAACAACAACTCGAGATGCCGCGTTCGGTGGTTCAGGAGAAAAAACTCTTGCACAAGGACAATACGCCTATATTGAGGCAACAAGCACTTTGCAGGTGTACACAGGTTCTGCCTGGATAACAGTCCCCAACGGTTTGACCTTTGTCAAAGAACAAACAATTGGAACCGCAGTTAGCGCGATCACAGTTACTGGCGCGTTCAGCTCAAGTTACAACAACTACAGAATTACAGTTTCTGGCGGTGTTGCAAGCATAAACAACCAAATGACCATGCAACTTGGAGCAACCGCAACAGGGTATTACTCATTTCAAATTTATGGTGGCTACGGTGCTGCAACAGTCACGGGCGCAAATCAGTCAAACACAACGAATTGGGGGGCTATGGCCGCGGGAACAGTTGACTCAATATCTGCAGACATCGAGTTATACAGCCCGAACTTAGCTAAGAATACGCATATGGCTGCTGGCTATTCGCAAAGCGCCGCAGGTGGAAGCGTTAACTGGATAAAAGGATACGTAGCAAACACAACGCAATACACCGATTTTACTTTGACGGCAACAGCAGGAACATTTACTGGCGGCACTATTCGCGTTTACGGATACCAAAATAGTTAGGCATTTATGACATACGAAGAAGCAATTGCAACGTACCCACATAGTGAAGTACACATCCAAATTGATGATGTTGTTCGCCCAATGACACCCGCAGAATACGAAGAGTTTATTCAGCGTCAAGTAAATTACATTCCTGAATAATGCGATGGATTCTTCGCTTTTGGTTGCTCTGGTCGGTGGCGGTTTTTCTGTGGTCGTGGCGCTCATTCATAAACTCATCAAGGAAAACAAAGAAGATCACGGAATAGTCCACCAAATGCTTGGTCGCATAGAAGAAAAGATTGATAACCATGTTGAAAATCACAGCTAAAGACAAAGCAATGTTTGCCAGTTACCTGCGATCAGTCGTAGGCGCCCTCATTGCTGTTTACTCAACAGGTACAACAGACCCACGCGACTACGGCAAAGGCGCAATCGCAGCAGTAATCCCACCATTGCTTCGTTGGGTAAACCCTAAAGACGCAGGTTTCGGGCGTGGCGACAGCCAAAACTAATCCCAACGCACGGCCTTACACAGGCAACAGCGACGGCGCATCAGCTGGCCCACGTGCCGGCATGAACGAATGGATAAAGCAAGCGATTGCAGCATCGAATGGCGCTGTTTGGAATAACGGGTCTTGGGGTGTGCGCGACATGCGCGGTAATGCTGGAACTTTAAGTGTTCATGCCACGGGCAGAGCTGTTGACTTGTCGTACCGTAAAAGCGAACGGCACGCTAATGCCAGTCGTAAAGGCGCGGTGTCGTTTCTTGACGTTGTAATCGCCAATGCAAACACCCTTGGTGTGGAGTGCGTCCTCGACTATTTCCCTGCACCGTACGGGCGCGCATGGCGTTGCGATCGTCAAGCATGGAAGAAATACAGCAAGCCAACTATCCACGGGGCACCAGGTGGGGACTGGTTTCACATTGAGATCACCCCGCAGGCTGCCGACTCGGTGATCTTTGTGAAAGCCGCATTCTTAAAGGTGTTTGGGGAAATCCCACCTAAGGCTTGATCTATGTTCTAGGGTCGGAGTACCGACAAAAGGACAGGCAATGACTGAACCGCAGATCGTTGATTACAGCGTCTATACAGGAGTGATGGACAACGGCCAAGAAATCTTGGTACAGATCTTTACTAGCCCAGAGTCGGGCAAGTTCCTACTGGGACAAATCGCATTCAGAACGGCAACCTCGTCATGGGGTCAGCCCATACCTTTGGAGAAACGATGAACTACTTTGCAGAGAAAATCATAGGGCTAGTACTTTGTACCGTCTTTGGCTTTACGGTCGCTGTAGGGGCTCCTGACGCGTCTGGTAGCCCGTCTGGGACTATCGCCTTAGCGCCATATTTGATAGAGCCAAGCACCACCACGTCAAGCACGTCGTCCACGATTTACATTGACCCGTACAGCTCGGCTTGTGAGCAGTTCAGCGCGCTTGCCGTAAACCTTGGTTGGCCTGCCGATCAGCGCACCGTGCTCGAATCTGTTATGGCACGCGAGTCTGGCCCTAATTGCGCTGCAAATGCTTTTAACAAAAAAGACCCAAACGGGGGCAGTCGTGGGCTAATGCAGATCAACGGATTTTGGACACCATGGCTAACCGAGCGCGGCATCATCAACCAGGTGGATGATCTGTTACAGGCTCAAACTAATCTGCTTGCAGCGTTAGCAATTTACAATTACGGCGTTGACAAATACGGTTACGGCTGGGGGCCATGGAGTGCAACTAAATGAGTGAAGGCTGTGCATGGAATCAAGGCGAACTTACTGAAGAAACCCGACAAATGGTATTGGAGCAAGCAATGACAATTAAACACGACATGGCAATCTTTGATCTGATCAACCA